GGAGAACGACAATGTTTAACGAAGACGCAGAAGGATACCACAACGCCGTCGAAGACGTTGGAGATGACGCGGATCACGGACCCTATCGGTCCTACACATTCCCCAACGGCTGGGTAATGTACACGTATTACGAATGTGCAGGCCTCGTATCATTCCATGATGCACGGGAGAACGTGTGATGGGCATTACATCAATGATGGACAGAGCAACCGCTCAAATCGAAATAATCACAACAGAACGGGGAGACACGTTCGATATAACAGACCCCATTCGTGACCAAAAACCACATAGAGTTCTAGCATCCGCAACATTCTATTGGGAAGCAGACGAAGATTGGACAGAATTTGCCCGTAGAGTGGCGTCAGTCGGGGACAGAATGTTTCTGGAATTTGATGATGAAGACAGCGTAACCCAATATATTCAATTCAAAACAGGTGGAAAATTATGACCTTGTGATGAAAATGTGCGGATTAGATGCAAAAGTGTGAGGCCCCCTAATCGGGGCCTTTCGGCGTAAGTGCCTAATTATAAACAAAAAAATGAGGTCGGGGAGAGCAGAACACGGTCCGCGGGCCACGGCCTCCCTATATGGGGCATCTGAAATTAAAAAAAAAAAAAAAACGAAAACTCAGAGGCGGGCGGGGCGGGAGGTTTGGGAGGTGCTATATAAGCAGTTGAAATTATTGAAAAAAAACGTTGTCGGAACCTCCCACATATCCTCCCACCATACCAAAGCTTGGTGGGAGGGCCACCAAAGGTATAGGTTACAGCCTTTGTGTTTACTTCAAGAGTTTTGCGTTAAGCGCTTCTGAAATCTTTTTAAAATTAAAAATATAATTCTGGTGTATATAATAGGTTGCGGTATAAACCTTTGAACAGTTATTCTTTTCGGGGGCTTATATGGCAGGTAAAATTGAAACAGCGTATGGAACTATTCCAGCAACTATAAAAAAGAAGCGGACTTTACGGCCCAAGAACCACCCCCAAATCAGTGCCGAAGAAAAAGAAGCCAACCGCTCTGATCCGCGTGGCAGGAAATACGTTACGGCAGATAGGGCTTTGACCCGTAGGCAAGAACTTTTTGTTAAAGAGCTAGTCAGTAACGATGGCATGGTTACCTATCGGGAAGCCGCTGTTCGTGCGGGATACCCCGAAGGTTCTGCCCATACCCGTGCGTATGAAATGACCAACCCACACAAATCCCCGCACGTCGTAGCCGCAATCAAACGCTACCGTGCTGAGTTGGACGAAAAGTTTAGCATAACCTATTCCCGCCATGTTCGTGACCTACAGAAAATACGCGATATGGCCCTTGAAAACGGCGCGTACAGTGCCGCCGTGCAGGCTGAGTACCGTCGGGGCCAAGCGCAGGGAGACATATACGTCAGCAAGTCGGAAATCAGGCATGGCAGTATAGACAGTATGAGCAAGGAAGATGTTTTGAAAGCTCTTGAGGATATGAAAGAAATCAATGGCCCAGACATTATTGACATTACCCCCGTCGAAGATGAAGACGGAAGCAGCGTTCTACCAACAGATGAGGACGGCGGCGAAAAGGATAAGGCCTAGCCTTTCCTTAACACGCATTGAGAATTGGGCGGGTCAGGGCATACCAGACCTTTTGATTGGCGATGAGGCCGGAAGATTTAGTTTTGTAGAACTAAAGTTTTGCAGGGCCAACGCTGTTAATTTAAGTCCCCATCAGGTTGCATGGTTAATGCGGCACCGCCTAACCAGTAGCTGGATATTGATTAAGCAACAGCGCAAGCCAGAGGCCAAGCCGGACGTGTTTTTGTACCATGCTAATCAGGCTATTGACGTTAAGACAAATGGCTTGAAAACAGAGCCCCGATTTAAAGGCCCGCATCCTTTTGATTGGTCCGAGATTTTAGGCTTGATAAGTCCCATATAATCGCATACGGTAAAGTTCTTAGCAATTTGGAGAACAGCTATGGCGAACAATTTAAGCAAGGCATCTTTTCCTTTCAAGGTGAGTAAAGACAAGCAAACGGTTGACGGATTAAAGCCCGTAAATCGCGCTACTCGCAGGGCCATTGATAGCAATAAAGATATTGTTAGAAAGAAAAAGAAGTGGATCAGAATATGAAATTAGAGATGCAAATAAATGATTCTTATAAAGAAGGTTGGCAGGACAGTGAGATGTCCACTAAATATGTATATCTCCGCCTTCACACAATTCTAAATAGCCGTTGCATAGAGGCTGATCTTTCTCATTTCTATGACCAAGTTGCGCAGACCTATTACGCAGATACTGGGTCAAGGGTTGGTGACGATTTAGCAGCGGCAAAGCGATTTCCCACGAAGGATGAAATACTATGAGCAATATGTTTAACGAAAAGGAGAGATTATGAAGTTAGAGATTGGCAAGGGATTAAAACTAAAGAAGGCATCTATTGGCGCATCTAGGGGCAAACAGCAATCATCACTACGCCACCGCAATGTCCCGATGTCATTAAAGCCCGAACCGTGGCTTGGCGATAACGAGACAGCGGCGAAGTTTGATAAGATGTTTAACGATGAGTTAAAGAAGGATGAGAAAGATGACGAACAATTTTAATGATGACAGGGTATCGATTAGTTACGTGATTGATCGTCTTGATGGTTTGGTATCTCAAGACAACGCATCATTATCCGACATTTCTAGTTTTGTAGAGTTCCGCAATGAGTTGGTGTTTAATTTGGGTCAGAATGCTTTGGCACAATCCCGAACAAATCAGGCTCCCGACTTTGTGAGTGTTGAGATGGATGAGAAGTTTGGCCCGTTTGATATATACGGTCGCATTCGCTGGGTAGCGCAGGACTGTATTAGGTCGGCTTTGTTGGAAGCTAACGACAATAGATCGAAGGCGGCTCGTTTGTTGGGCATGCCGAGTTTACAGACGTTCACCAATTGGTTGAAGAAGTATGAGGTAGACGCATGATTGATTGCCCCGAATGCGCTCATTCCGACCGAAACGGCGAGGTTGAGTACGAGACGTTTAAGATGTTCAACGGGGTTTTTGAGCCTGTTGGATATTGGGTAAGTTGTGAGAACTGTTCTGGTTCTGGCAAGATAGAAGAAGAAACCACCATATAAAGGATGAATGATATGGCACGGAAAAATGTTAAGACATTAAGAAGTAATTACGGATGGTCGGGCAAGGAGATTGATCGTTTGTTTGAATTAAAGAAGTCTGGTTTAAGTGAGACAGCTATAGGTTTAGACCTTGATAGAAGTCCCAAAGCAATTAAGATGAAGCTTGGCAAGTTGCGCAGGGCTATGCAGGGTGCTGGTGTAATTGTGAAAAAGGAACAACGTCCCGATGATTTGGACGCTGATTTTATTGAGTCAATAGATGACCCGTTTAATCCCGAATTGTTTCGTGCGCCCGAACCCGATGTGATTATGTCAATAAAAAAGCCTAAGAACACTAATCGCCCGACTAAATACAAAGTTAAGAAGAAGCCGTATTCTTTTATTATGTCTAAGGAAACTGCGTTATCTGTGATTGTTTGCGTTGCTTCTGTTACGGGAATTAATTTGGCTGTTGGTGTGATTGGGTGGTATATCGGTACAGCATTTTAATGTGATGGTAAGGATCAGCCAGTGAATGTAGCGCATTCGATAGCACTTAGGTGTGACTCAACCAAGCGTTAAAATGAAGCTGATCCTTACGGTTTTATAACATTTTTATACAGTTAGGGCAAACGATATGAAGTTTAAAAACAATAGTGACAAGGAAAAATATTTCCAAGATTGCATGGAGCAACTTAAATCTGCTGGGCCAGATCACGCCACACCAGAGTTGTTGTGTTTTTTAATTTTTTCATTAGTTGAGACGTATCAGCATGAGGATGAGTGGCCTAAAATCTCCCGTGTTGTTGGCGAGATGTTAGTTCATCACAATAACATAAGCGGCGCTATTGATGACGCTGTTGAGTTTATGGGCGGCATTGTGCAATCAAGACGCATAACCGGAGAACCGTGGAGTAAAGATAATGACTGAGATTAAAACAAGGTCTGATGTGTTAAACACAGCGAATAGATACGTTACAAAAGACCGTGCATCAGATCACGGCCCGATGGAGGATAATTTTGGCAGGATAGCGAAGTTGTGGGAGGGTTATTTAGGCGTTGATATTAATGCTGTTGACGTTGCTGCTATGATGACTTTGTTAAAGATTGCACGCAGTAAATCAAACCCGACGCATTTGGATAATTGGGTAGATTCTTGTGGGTATATGGCTTGCGGCGGGGAGCTTGCTGCAAGGGGAAGGGATTAATTATGCAGCCAGAAGATTTAGAAAGAATTGCAGCGGGTGTCTTGAGAGAGATGCCCGTTAATTTTTCAACGGTTGATGTCCGTGATTTATTTACCGAACTTTTGTTCGGGTTGGGCATGAATCCTAATGACATGCCTATGTTTTGTTTGTTGTTAATTGACAAGTACATGGCGGATAATAACATGACTGCCTCTAGGGATTGATTTACGCTGATTTATGAGGTAGTTTTACTTAACTTGTTGGAGTTTACCCCGATGTCGATGCCGCCAATTTCCACAGGAAATACTGAATACGACCGCGCTATGATGTTGCGGTTTAATGCACAAGAACAAAGAAGGCGTCAAATTCAGAATCTTTATGGGGATACTTCGTTATCTGAGGAAGACCGAAGAAATCAAATTTCTCAAATTGAGTCACAACCATTACCGGAAGCTCCCGATGAAAGTTTGCTAACTCCCGAACAGCGTGATCCTTTTGGAATAGGAATACACCGCT